TATTGGAGATGTTAGTTTAAAAGATGTAGAACTTGCATTGAAATATCCAAAAAAGGGTTGGAAAATTCTTCTTAAAGCATCATCAGAACTCATGAGAGTCTCACCGCATTACTTTAGAATGAACAATCTATATTCTAATATGGCTTTATTTTGTTGGGGAATAGATTTATATGATGTAAAAGAAAACGCTAATGTTAAAAAAGTAAAAAAAGATTATTCAACTTTGTCAGCTAAATTAGAAAATATGAATTTAAAGCATGAATATTCTAAAATAATGAAGGTTATACCTTATCAAGATATTTATTGTGGACTAGTGTTTGAAAATCAAAATGATTTCTTCTTTCAACAAATAGATTATAAAATTTGCGAATTATACAAAATTCAAGATGGCTTATTTAATTTTAGAATTGATTTAAGTCAGATAAAAGCTCAGAATTTAGACGCATATCCAACATATGTAAAGCAGGCATATCTTGATTATATTGAAGCGGTTAAGGCTAATAAGGCTGTATCTCAATGGTATGAGCCGCCAGCAGATAAACAAATTTGTTTAAAAATGAATAGTCAGTGGACATTCCCTTATCCGTTATTAATTGGGTTAATCAAAGATGTTTTAGATTTAGATATTTATAAAAAATTAAAATTACAGTCGGCAAGAACTGATAACTATAAGGCTATTGCGGTTGAAGTTCCTATTGATGAAACTACAGTTGATAAGCCGCTTCTTACTCCAGATACTCTTGGTATTTTTGCAGATATCAATAGAGAAAGTATGACGGATGATATTGGTCTTCTTCATACTCTGGGCTCTAGCGCTACGCCTATTAGTTTTAAAGATTCAACAAATACAAGAAACAATGTTTCTGATGCAATAGATGAACTTTATAATTCAAGTGGTATTACAAAAGAACTTTATAATGGTTCTTCTAGTGCTACTGCTCTTGGGTATTCAGTAGAAAATGATTCTGGGTTTATCTATGGCTTATATAGACAATTTGAACGTTGGACTAATCGCTTTATAAAGATTAGAAAGTATAATAAACCAGCTTTCAAATTCTACTTTTATCTTTTAGATGTTACCATTTTTAATCGTGATAATATTTCTAATAGATATAAAGACGCGATTTCTTTAGGGGCTACTGTTATAGATAAATGGATGGCTTCTTTAGATATGACTCCATCTCGTATGTTGGGGTCATTTGTATTACATAAAGACGTTTTTGATTTTCAAAATAATTTTATACCACTTCAGTCTTCATTTAATAGTAATGCAGAAAATGCAACAGAAGATAAATCTGGAAGACCTACTAATGAAAGCAAAGGTAAGAAACTAGATGAAAGTGGAGAAAAAACCAAAGATTTAGATTCAAATAAAGACAGATAAGGAGGATTGTTATGGCAGAATCAAAAATTAAAAAATCTGCATTATCCTTTCCTGTCACATTTGAAAAAACTGAGGAAATTGAAAGTGCAGATTGTAGATTTACAAAAGTAAAGATTTGGTTAATGCACCTTGGAGAAAACTTTAATGGCAGTGTTTTTGAAAAGGATGTTGTAGACAAGGCTATCCCTACTCTTGGATATATACCAATTGTTGCCTTTTTAGAACAAAATAAAACTGGAGAAAAGGATTGTTCTAATCACAGATATGTCATTACAAAAGATGACAAAGGTGTTAGAAGAAAATATGTAGGAAATGCATATGGCGTAATTACATCTTCAGAAGATAATAATGCTCATTATGAGGAGCGCTTGTGCGATGATGGGGAAACTCGTACATTTTTAGTTGTTGACGGTTTGGTTTGGAATATGTTTGAAGACAGTTCTGAAATAATGAACCGTGATTTAATTAAGAGTCAGTCAATGGAGTTATACGATGATGGTTCTTGTATTGACGGATATGAAGATGAAAATGGTCTTTTCCATTTTACAGATTTTTCATTTAGAGCCGCTTGTATTTTGGGTGATGATTACGACCCAGCAATGATTAACTCTACTATTGAGGTTCAGTTCGCTATGAGTGATTTTGTTAAGAGTATTCAGAGTGAACTTGACTATAAATTTACTACTTTCACCAAGATGGTGAATGAAAAAACTAATCAAGGAGGTATTAAAAATATGCCAAATACAGATTTTACTCAGACTGTATTGCAGCAGTTTGAAGATATTTCCACGATGGTAAAAGAATATGAAGCTATTGTAGATAGATGGGGAGATTCAAGACCTCGCTACTATGCAGTAGATATTCAGGAAAACGAAGTAATTGTAGTTGATAGAAAATCTGGATACAATTATTTTGGTATGGCATTTACCATGAATGGTGATAAGGCAGAAATTGACTTTGCCAGTGGTAAAAGAAAGAAACTTCGTTATGAAGATTATGTTGAGGGAACTGTAGCACCAGAAGGTGGATTTGATTTTGGAAATCACATTTCTGAAATTGAAGATGTTGCATTTGCTAAAGTAGAAGATGCAAATACAAAAGTTTCTGAAGCAGAAGAAAAAGCTTCTGAATTTGAAGCAAAAGTTTCTGAATTTGAAACAAAGGTTTCTGAATTTGAAGCTGCTAAAAATGAGATTGAAGAAAAATACAATCAGGTTAATGCAGAATTTGAAGAAATGAAGCCAAAATACGATGACTATGTTAAAGCTGAACAGGCTCGTGTTGAAGCAGAGTTAGATGCTCAGAAAGTTGCTGAATTTGCAAAATATGAAACTATTTTAACTGATGATGTTGAGTTCGAAGCTTTAAAAGAAAAGAAAGACGAAATGACAGTTAAAGAAATTGAAAGCGAATTAGCAATTATGTTTGCAAGAAAAACTCTTGCACAGACAAACTTTAGTAAAACTAAAGAAGACGGAATGATGACTGCTGGAATTATTGACGATTCTGGTAAAGACGGTTTCGTTGCAACAAAATATGGATATATTCCAGTAAGACGATAATAAAAATAAAATGAATATTTAGGAGGAAAACGACATGGCAGTACATGCAGTTTGTGAAACTACTAATCTTAGAGCTGTTCATTATGCAGAACGTATCTGGGACGCAGTAGCTGATATTGATATTGATAATGGTACAATTGGATACCTTGAAAACCCTTCTGATGAAGGAGTTATTCACACATTTAAAGCTGGTACAATGGAAGGTAAAGCTCCAGTTCTTGTTCACATGCCAGAATGGACAGAAGATACTACAAACAGACTTAATCAGAGAAAAGATAAATTCTTTAATCCAGCTAAAGTTCCTTTCAGAGCTTTCACACTTAAAGAAGGTGATGAATTTGCACTTTCTCCAGAAGGATTCGCTGGTGAACCAGTAGTTGGTAAATATGTTTCTGTTAATGCAGATGGTAAATTAGCAGTTGCAGATGCTCCAGTTGAAGGTGCAGTAATGGTTGGTAAAATTATGAGAAAACGTCAGATTGGTTCTACTCTTGTTACAAAAGTACGTGAATATGGTTATGCTCGTATGATGTACACAGTAAAAGTAGAATCTTTAGCTTAATTATTAGAAAAGGAGGAAAAATATAATGCCTAGAATGAATTTTAGTACAGACGAAATGAGAATTTTTGACCTCACTAATGATTTAGCTAGAGGTGACTTCTCTCTTCACGCAGAAGGTGAAAATGGTGAAAAATTAACAAAGAAAGACCTTGAAGACTACGCAAGAGAGACAATTAATAAAGATATTTTAAAAGGTTTAACTCTGTATCAGGCATACAGACGTAATAACACTGTTTTATTTGAAATCGTTGAAGAAATCGTAAACCTTACAATTTCTAATGATTTTCAGGATATCCCATTCATGGATAACTTCGTAGAATTTAAGAATCGTGCATTTGGTGATAGAACAGCTTGGTATTCTGAAGGTAAGTCATACTTATCTGTAGTTTCTTTTGCTGGAAATCACTGGGATACAAATCGTGAAGCACTTGATGCAGGTGCAGAATTCACACTTCCAAAGGAATGGGTATACATTCACTGTTATGATGAATTTGAAAGATTCTTACTTAACCTGTCTTCTCTTGAAAGATTAACAGATGTTATTTACAAATCTTTCAACAAATATATTAAAGAAAGATGCTACATGCAGTTCCAGAACGTAATGGATGTTGTTCCAGAAGAATTTGACGTTAAGGGTAACTCAGAAGAAGCTGTTGGTGGTCTTTGTGACTTACTTCAGGCTGCTGGCGGATACTCTAACCTTACAATTTGTGGTACAAGAGCTGCATTAAGAAAACTTGCTGGTATCGTTCCAGATAGATACTTTGCTGAATCAATGCGTGAAGCAAAGAACAACATGGGTCACATTGCTGAATGGGAAGGACATAAATTAATGGTTATCCCACAGGTTCTTAAACAGGGCACATTCGAACTTGCTCTTGACGAAAATACACTTTTCATCATGGGTGGAGATGTTAAACCTATTAAGCTTGAATTTGTTGGTGATACACGTACTCAGGAAGTTCGCGACCATAGAGTAAACAATGATATGACAATGGAACTTCAGGTTCAGACATGCTTCGGTATTGGTATGATGTTACCAGAAGTATTCGGACGCTTCCAGTTTGCGTAAGAAATAAAGTTATATAGTTTTTAAAAGAAAGGTGGTTTTTAGTTATGGCAAAAGCTAGTACTAAAACTGTTACAGATGAAACAATGGAAACAGTTAATAATGTTCCAGAAGTAGATTCTGAAGCAACAGAAAAAGTGAATGAAAATAAAAATAAAAGTACAAAAAAATCAATTAATAAAGAACCGTTAAAAGATTCTGATGAAATTAACGTTGTATCTCTTATTCCTAATGTTAGTTATAAGGATAATAAGACTCTTGATATGTACGAATGGGATGAGGTTGGTCATGTTGAACCAATGACTTTTGAAACACTTAAAAATATGTGGAGAAATAACAAAGGGTATTTTAAACATATGTGGCTAAAGCCAGAAGATGAAAGAGTTATTAATAAGTTTGGTTTAACTAAAACTTTTGAAAAGTACGAATATTTGATGGATGCTTCTAATTATACTAAAGACAACATTAAAGAAATTTGCGAAGCAATTTCAGATACACCAAATGGATTAAAAATTTCTATTTGTGGAAAAGTTAAAAATATGGTTATTAGCGGTGAACTTTCAAATGTTTCTGTTATTAGAGCATTAGAAAACCATTTAAAAATTGAATTAATTGATTTTCTTTAAAATATGGTGTGAGAGGTAGGTAGAATATGACTACTTCATATGAAAGACTTTATGAAAATCTTTTATCGAAATTTCGTAGTTATGAAATACCTCTCATGACTGTGGAAGAAGTAAAAGATTTGTTATATGACTTCCTTGCTCCAGCTATTTCAAGATTCCATGTTTGTCGAAAAGATTTAAAAGACAGAGATGATATTATACAGAGATTCAATGTTGAATTATCTGATATAGAAATTGAAATTCTTAGTAATTATATGCTTATAGAATATATAGATTCTGAGTATATAAGAACTCCGTCTCTTTTAAAGGTTCAGTTACCATCAAGTGATTTTAAGGCGTATTCGCCTGCGAACTTTCTTGATAAGTTAATGGCTATGCATAAAACTTATGTAACCGAGAATGAAACACTATTGTCTCGCTATTCGTGGATGAGTGTAAAAGGGTCTGGAATTAAACTTGGAGCTGGATATAAAAAATCAACATTTTAAAAATAAAAAAATATGAAAGGTGGTGGGTTGATTGCGGTGTTTAGATAAGTTCAATAAGAAAATGAGCTATAGTGGTGGGTCTATTAGAAAAGAAGGTATTATTAGTACCAGAGAATTATTAAAAGAAACATTTGCAGATGACCCATCATATACGTTAGGCGTTTATTTTTGGAGACTTGGATTGAAAGAATATGAGAATGAATCTCCTATTGAAATACGCTTGTATGGCAGAGCGTTTTCAGCTGCAAATGGTGTTACCGTTAAGTTTCAAACACCTTATGATACACCAGTTGTTGTTGGGGATATTATTTATAATGCAAAAGAAGACCAGTATTTAATTTGTACAGAGGCGTTTAATATTGATGATATTCATTTCAAAGGAAAGTTTACTTTGTGTAATTGGATATTAAAATGGCAGAATAAGAATGGTAAAATCTTAGAATACCCTTGTTATGATATAAATGCTACTCAGTATAACTCTGGTGAGCAATCTAATTCACATTTTACAGTTGATTCATCACAGCATATGATTACATTGCCAAGTGATGAGAATACAATTGAATTATGTAGTCCACAAAGATTTTATCTTGATAAGGCTACTAACAATCCATCGACTTATATTGTAACTCAAAATGATACAACAAGTCATAATTATGGTAAAAAAGGATTGGTTAAGCTTACCGTTTTTGCACATCCAAGTAATCCAGAAACGGACAATCCAAAATTGGGTATTTGTGATTATATTGATAT